CAAGATCACTCCACCAACCGCAAACGCAGTCAAACCAACCGCCCAGTTAATACAATTATCTATGAACTCTTGTTTCTTATATGCAGCCTCTTTGCGAATACGCCGCTGCTCAGCTTCTATTCTCAAAACCTCATCCCATGCCGATGGCCCATATATGAAAGAGATATGATCTTTAATTTCTTTGCGCATTTGCTCCATTTTGCGCTTTTGGTTCCAAATCAAGATTGCGGCTTCCTCATCAGAACCCTTAAACGTCTTTTCCCACCAAGGCGGGTTTTTCTGACGTTCTTCTAATCTGTTAAAATCGGAAAAGGCTTGGCCCCACGTTGCGATGGTGTTGCCCATTTCTTGAATGTCTTTGCCTGTGGAAATAGCTGCTTTGAGCGTTTTATACGCTCCTGATGCAAGTGCTACGCAGCTAACGGGATCCATGACATCACTTCTGCTCTATGTATTCGCGCAGAAATTTGAGGTTTTCGTCAATACGGCCCATCATCACAGAATGGTCATTAACCTTGTTCTCTAACGCCTTGATGTCGCTCTCATTACGTTGAATATTTTGCGTGTTGCTTTGAACCTCATTCATTGCATCCGCAATAAACCACCCAATAACAAAAGTCTGCACGACTATACCGACTAAAAAAGAAACAGGTATTGTCTTTGACAAATGCCAATTCTCGTTTGCCATGTGTTGATCCTCAATAACCATTTGCAATCAGCTTGCTAAATTCACCACTCATCAATTTCTTTTTAACATATCCTGCGAACTCTTGCGACCCGATTTTAGCTCCGCATTCCCGCGCCCACATTTCAGCAACCACAAAAGGTATTGAACCAGCCAAACGCATGTCAGATTTACGGTTGTGACCGTCAATGTTGCGTTCCTTGTTAAAGTCTAAAATCTTTTGAATATCCTGGGTGCGCTTTACAACAACCTTATCGTCTTCTGTATGCCACTCAGTGTTTAAAATAGTGTCAGACATTCTTCTTTGGCCTTCCGCGTTTCTTAGGTGCTTTCCCGCCTTCCCACGCTTCATTTACGTCTGGCGTAGAAGGGTCATCAGCTTTTAGTTTTCCCTTGGCATCACGCGCTCGTTTTGGCGCAGCCTTTTTAATTTCTTCACCGAAGCCATTGGCAATAAGAACTTTAGCCTCTGCCGCTGTAACTTCATATGTCTGGCCCTTTTCAGCTTTCTTGCCGCCGACCCAGGTTCTATCTGTTGTGATTTTAATTTTAGCCATACTACCACCTCAAAGTGAAAGGGGGCCGAAGCCCCCAATCTATTATGATGTTGTACAGTCTGCCACGAAACCGTGTGCTTTCTGTGAAGTGACCTGTAGGCCATACTCCGCAGAGATCAAACGGCGTTCTGACAAACCAGTTTTTGCAAGAGGTTCTTGCTTCGCTGTTTGTAGGTAAGCAACCGCTGCATAGTTCGGGTCAAGTACGAAGCAGTCCCGTGCTCGGATATGTCTGGCTGGGACGATCTGAAGCTCACCGAAGTCAGAAATATAGACATCAATCGCAGCATTTAGCTTGCTATCCTCTGCCTCTTTGTAACGTGTTGCGTTACCTGTAAAGCCAGAAATAGTTTGCTTGTTGAACGATCCACATAGAACCACTGATGGTTCTGCACCGTTGTCCCAACAATCAGCAATGACCCCCTTGAGGATGTCTTCTGTGATTGCACGTTGTGTGCCGTCTGTAGCTGCTGCATCTGGGTAGCCTGCTTCACCAGAACCTGATGTTGTACCCGCAGAACCGCCTGTGCCGAACGCAGTGTTAGATGTCAAAAACGCTGGTAGACCCGCAGTTTGACGCGCTGTGCCAGAAGCACCCGCTGACGCTGCTACGTTGTCCAACAACATTTTTTCCATGTCGCGTTTCATTTCTGACAGCTTATAAGCTACCTGACGCGCAACTGTTTGTGCATCCGCTACGCCGTTCACAGCCGTTGCAGTTGAACTCACTTCTACAACCTTGGCACTGATCTGGCTGTAGTTTCCTTTTCTAACAGCATTTGTAGGTGCTGAGTTAGATAGACCAACGTCACCTTCAATTTGACGGTTTGCGCCAGCCGCAGCAAGATCAACTTCACTCCACTCAAAGTAAGTGTTGTCAATGTTGCGTGTGCCGATTGTAGACATGAAAATAGTTTCTGTCGGTGTGATAGACGCCAGCGCATCGCTAAGGTCTTCACGAATTGTAGAGACATCATATGTCTCGTTTGTATTAGCTGTTACAGCCATTGTAGTGTCCTTTCACTATGACAAGAGAAAATTGGCAACACTATCTGGTGTGCCATCTTTACGCATTTTCGCCCGTGCCTGTTGGCGTTTCCTTTCGGACGATTGGGTTTTGGACTGTTTAGCACCTGGCTTGACTAAAGGACGTGCAGCTTTGGTTTTTTCCTCTACCTTGCCTTTTTTCTCCTGAAGTTTGCGATAAGCCACCGCATCACGCATAATCTTAAACTCCCAACCATGCGTCAACGCCCCTAATACCTCTTGAGGAACCTTGTAGTAGTTAGTTGCTACATCTGTGATGTCCGTCATAAGCTGTTTGCTTTTTTCAGGATCATTCAACTCTGGTATCTCTTGGCGAAGTAATTCGGCTTGTTGTTGCGCATATTGCTGAGATAATGCGTATTCTTGCTGCCGCGCCGTTTCCAACTCAGCTTGTGTTTGTTGTTGGAATTGGTCGTATTTTGCGACATCTTCACGGTATTGCTCCATTGCTTCCAAATAACCTAAAGGGTCACTGTTTTGCAGTTCCTTTGATGGCTGCTGTGGCTTCATGGGAGTGTTGCCTTGCTCAAGTGCATTAACAAGTTCAGCCAACCGTTGGCGATCTTGCTGCATGACTTCGGAAAGTTGCTCAACCTCTTTGCGCTGTTGGGCGTTCTGTTCCATCGTCTTTTGGATGTAATCTTGTCCAGCGTAGCCACGCTTTAGCTCCGCCAGGGTCACTTTCTTCACTGCACCATCGGATTTAACCTCTAGCTCCAGATCATCAGAAAGCTCCAACGGAACGGCTGCTTCGTCTGCGTATTCATCCTCATCTACGAATTGATCATCATCGCTTTCGTAGTCAGCGACATCTTCACTTTCGGCTGCTTCTTCTTCAATCTCAGGTTCAACGTCTTGAGGTTCCAAGATCAAATCGTCTGCAACTTCGTTTAGATTACTTTCACTGGTAGGCTCTGCCGCCATAAGTGAATTTGCAATAGCATCAATGCTACTTGGATTGGGTTCAGTCGTCATTGCGGTGCCGATCCTTTTTTCTCTATAAGTTTCTCTGCATCTACGTCAGCCTGCAAAAGATACTTAATTTGGTTTAATGCCCGCAAAATGGCGTGAGCATCCTCACGTTTATCCACTTCTTGGGCGGCGGTATTCGCGAAAATCTCCATCTGGCGATCACGCAAATCTTGTAAGATGGCTAAGAAGTCATCGTTGCGCAGCAGCTCTTTAGCCCTGATTGCACGTTTCTTATAATCCATAGCCACCCATCATTTCCTCGTTATGCGGTCTAGGCGCGTTTTGCTCTGCCTTTACCGCTGCGACATCAATAGCTGATCCGTATTTGCCAAGTATCTCAGCAACCTTAACAGCCAAGTCTTGCACCATTTCATCGCGCGATAGATCGTCTTTCATCGCTAATTCGTGCATCTTAAACTGTTGGTCAGCTTGTGCTTTTTGTGCGTCTAGCTGCAACTTAGCCATATCCACTTGCATCTTGCCTTGAGCCTTCATTTGCTCCGCTGCCAAGAACGCTTGGTTAGGATCGCTTTGTGGCATACCTTGTTGTTGCGCTTGCATTGCAGCCTCTTGCTGTTTCTGTGCGATTAGCTGCTGCTCACTTTCAAACGTAACTGGCAAATAATAACGCTCTGCGTTTTTCAAGCCTACAGCCGCCAACATATCCGCAAGCGTATTACGCACATTCGTCATTGTCACCAACCCATTGTTCGGGCCGTATTGCTGCCACACGCTCATTTGCATCTGTAGGGTTTCACGCAAGACCGCAGCCTTTTCGTTTTCGCGCCCAGTGCCAACACCCACATTAACAATCAAATCCATGTCGGCATTCCAGACGCGCGGATCAACCGCAACGAACTGGTTATTTAGACGGATGATTTCTTCTTTGTCTGTGTTTTTGATGATCGTTGACGCAATCAGCTTAAACAGGCGTTTCATGCCGCCCTCCGCGAAGTTACGCGCAATCACCTCTGCCTGACCCGCAGCACCTTCCATAGTAGCTGCAACTGCCGTAGCCGTAGCACTTTGCAATACATCGGGATCAAGACCCTGTGCTGCTTTAGATACGCCAGTTTTGTTGTCTACCAACATATCAAAGTATTGTAGTGCAGGGAGCGTAGAACCCGCTGTGAAAGGCACAACTTGCTCACGAATGCTGCCAGATTGTTTAACACGAACAATGCGCCCGATCTCGTTATTCAAAAGATCGTCTACGGAAACCTGACCGTCTACGATTTCCAAGCCAGGGTTGTTTGTTAGTGCTACGTTATCAAGAACGCCGCGCAACATAGCTGTCGCTGCGTCCTGATCGTCCATAACAAGGTCAACAAGGCTGCGCCCAAAGAATGCGTGTGGCTCTGGATCACACTCAAACACCGCAAACGGCACTTCGTCCGCTAGTTCATAAGATAGCATCTTGTAGTTTGTGCCAGCCAAGATGAATTGGTAAAGTTGTGGAATGCCTGTGCCTTCCACGTCCACCTTCATATAAGCCTCAGTTACCACAACTTTCTTAGAAGTTGGGTCTGCGCTTTCGTCGTCATCTTCGTCTACTGCATAGCCACGGCGTTCATATTCTGCCTCTGCCTCAAACGTAGCCATAGAACCTTGCAGGCCAAACAACTCTTCTTCGTCATAACCCATTGCAATTAAGTCGCCTACGGTCATATCTGTGCGGTGGCCTATTACGAAGAAGTCATCAATAGAACGTGCGTTTCTATCTATGAAGAACTCCTCTGGCGGGATGCTTTCAATAAGAATATCCCCGTCAGGGATTTGGCGGCTAACCTTTGCATCGTGAATAGGACGCTCAATCTCAACGCCCATTTCATCAATCTCTATGCTTGCTGTTACCGTATGCTCTAGAACCTCAATATCATCAGGCTCCACCATATACTGGTATTCTTCGTCCGTTAGGCCAGTGACAGTGTAAATTTCGCTGCGGGTTTTATCCTCAAACATTACCTTGGCAATGCCTGCTTTCTTCACCATCGCATCCTGGAAAACGTCACTCAGCAAACGATAACCATTGTTCTGCATAAACTTGTAGTTTGCATAACGTGTCATTTGCTCTGCAACTTGCACGTCCTCTGGCATACGAGGCACAAACTCTACAGGGTTTTCTGTGCTTAGAAATACGCGCTGAATAGATGGTTTAATACCGCGAACAACGTCACGGCACTTTGTAGCAACAACTTTAGACCGACCGTCCTCGTAACCAATGTCGGTTTCGCCATCAAAGTAGCGTTGGGCTTTTAGCCTTGGCTCAGATATTTCAGCCTCAATAAAGTCCACAGCATCTTGCACAGCCTTTTGGATGATGCCTTCAACCGTCTTTTCGTCCATTGGTTCAATGCGCATATCTGTTTCCTTTTATCGCGGTATATCAACGCCAGTTATGCCTTCGTAAAGGTCATAGAAAGGCTCGCCACCTGTTTCGCCCGCCGTAGCCGCACCAGCAGCACCGCTAATTGGTTGTGTAGCGCGTCCAAGCGGTATTTTAAATGCTTGATCTGCTCTAGTGCCTGCAACTGCTTCGGTAATACCTTTTATAATAGGTGCGCGTAG